CCGTGGCCTGCTCGCACGTGCCCAAGTTCACCGTGGTGATCGGCGGCAGCTTCGGTGCCGGCAACTACGCCATGTGCGGCCGCGCATACGGCGCCCGCTTCCTCTGGATGTGGCCCAACGCGCGCATCAGCGTCATGGGCGGCGAACAGGCCGCGTCGGTGCTCGCCACGGTCCGGCGCGACGGTATCGAGGCCGGTGGCGGGGAATGGAGCGCCGAGGACGAGGAGGCCTTCAAGGCGCCCATCCGCGACCAGTACGAACGCCAGGGACACCCCTATTACGCCAGTGCGCGGCTCTGGGACGACGGGATCATCGACCCGGCCGATACGCGCCGCGTCCTGGGCCTCGCCATCTCCGCGTCGCTCAACGCGCCCATCGAACAGGGTCGTTTCGGCGTTTTCCGGATGTGATGTTTCTATAAGGAGTGCGCGGTAAGTCCCTGCCCCATCGACATTCGCTGCCGCCGTGCTAACCTCGGCGGTCCATGTCCGCACACGACGACCGCGCGCCTCCGGAGATCCTGACACCCACCGGCCTCAACCGGCTGGTGCGCGACCTGCTGGAAGACGCCCTGCCCATGGGCGTGTGGATCGAGGGCGAGTTGTCGAACGTGGCGCGGCCTTCCTCGGGGCACGTCTATTTCACGCTGAAAGACGCCAACGCGCAGGTCCGCTGCGCCATGTTCCGCATGGCCGCCTCGCGCCTGCGCTTCCGCCCGGTGGACGGCATGCACGTGCTCATGCGTGCCAAGGTGGGGCTCTATGAAGCGCGCGGCGAGTTCCAGCTGGTCGCCGACCACATGGAACCCGCCGGCGAAGGCGCCCTGCAGCGGGAATTCGAGCAACTCAAGGCGCGCCTCGGGGCGGAGGGGCTTTTTGCGCCCGAGCGCAAGCGCACGCTGCCGCCCTTCCCCGGCCGTATCGGTGTGATCACCTCACCTACGGGCGCCGCGATACGCGATGTATTGAGCGTGCTCGGGCGACGCTTCGGCCTTGCCCAGGTGGACGTGCTTCCGGTGCCGGTGCAGGGGCGCGAAGCGCCCGCCGCCATCGCATCGATGCTTCGCCGCGCCTCGGCTAGCGGCCTCTACGACGTGCTGCTGGTGACGCGCGGCGGCGGCTCGCTCGAAGATCTCTGGGCCTTCAACGACGAACAGGTGGCACGCGCCATCCACGCGAGCGCCGTTCCCGTGGTGTCGGCGGTCGGCCACGAAGTGGACTTCACTATCGCCGATTTCGTGGCGGACCTCCGTGCACCCACGCCGTCGGCGGCGGCGGAATTGCTCGTTCCGGAATCCGGCGACATCGCGCGGCAGCTGGCACGGCTGCGCCAGCGCATGGCCACCCTGATGGCACGCCGTCTCCAGGCCGCGGCGCAACGTGCCGACCAATGGCAGGCGCGCCTCAACGCGCAGCGGCCGCAGGCCCGTCTCGCGCGCGACGCACAGCGCCTGGAGGCGTTGCGGCGCCGCCTCTACGTCACCGTGGGGCAGACGAACAACCTGCGCCGCGCGCGGCTGGAACGCGTGCATGCCCGTCTGGCTGCCCAGCATCCCCGCCTGCGGCTCACGCCTTCCCGCGTGCGCATCGCCGACCTGCGCCAGCGGATGTCGGTGGCCATCGCGCGGCGGATCGAGCGCGACCGCCTGCGCCTCGCGGAGCAAGGACGCACGCTGCATGCGGTCAGCCCGCTGGCGACGCTCGAGCGCGGCTATGCCATCGTCTTCGACCAGAACGAAGCCGTCGTGCGCCGCGCGTCCGACGTGTCGCCGGGCGACCGCCTGCGCGTGATGCTCGGCAACGGCGAGATCAAGGTACGCAGCGAAGGCTAGGCGTACCCGTATACGGGCAGTGAACGCGGCGGGAGTCATCCTCCCCCCCATCGATCGGCGCAACGGAGTTCCCCCATGCTCGCCAAGAGCTACCCATACTATGTGGCGAACAAGCCGGTGAAGCCCGGCAAGAAGAAGTTCGACGTGCTCGATAAATACACCGGAAAGGTGGCGGCGCGGGTAGCCTTGCCCGACACGGCGGCGCTGGAACGAGCCATCGCTTCGGCAGCGGCGGCGGCTCCCGCCATGAAGCGCTTCCGCCCCTATGAACGGCAGGCCGTGCTCGAACATTGCGTGCACCGGTTCCAGGAGCGCCGCGACGAACTGGCCTATGCCCTGTGTGTCGAGGCGGGCAAACCCATCAACGATGCAGTGGGCGAAGTCGTCCGCCTCATCGATACGTTCAAGATCGCGGCGGAAGAGTCCGTGCGCATCGACGGCGAAACCCTCAACCTCGAGATTTCGCCACGCACTGCCGGCTATCACGGCTATACGAGGCGCGTACCGCTCGGGCCGGTGGCGTTCATCACGCCCTTCAACTTTCCGCTGAACCTCGTCGCGCACAAGGTCGCGCCCGCGATCGCCGCCGGTTGCCCGTTCGTGCTGAAGCCGTCGGAGAAAACACCCCTCGGGGCACTGATCATCGGCGAGGTCCTTGCCGAGACCGACCTGCCGAAGGGCGCGTTCTCCATCCTTCCCCTGGATGGCCGGCACGCCGAGCCGCTGGTGACCGACGCGCGCCTCAAGCTGCTTTCGTTCACGGGCGGCCTTATCGGATGGGACCTCAAGGCGCGCGCAGGGCACAAGAAGGTAACGCTTGAACTCGGCGGCAACGCCGCCTGCATCGTGGACGGCGACCAGGCCGACCGGCTCGACGCCGTGGTCGACCGCCTCGTGTTCGGCGCCTTCTACCAGTCCGGACAGAGCTGCATCAGCGTGCAGCGGATCCTCGTCCACGACGACGTGTACGACGCACTGCGCCGCAAGCTCGTGGCGAAGGTGAAAGCGCTCAAAGCCGGCGACCCGAAGAAGAAGTCCACCTTCCTCGGGCCCATGATCGATACCGCGGCGGCGGAACGGCTCGAGGGCTGGATCGCCGAGGCGAAGAAGGCCGGCGGCCGCATCCTGTGCGGCGGCGGCAGGAAAGGCGCCATGCTCGAGGCCACGTTGCTGGAAAACGTGCCGCGCGATGCAAAGCTGCAGCGCATGGAAGCCTTCGGGCCAGTGGCAATCCTGGAACGCTTCATGACCTTCGACGAGGCGTTGGCATTCGCCAACGACTCCGACTTCGGCTTGCAGGCCGGCGTGTTCACCAACGACCTGCGCCACACGATGCGCGCCTGGGACGAACTCGAGCAGGGCGGCGTGATCGTCAACGACGTGCCGAGCTTCCGCGTGGACAACATGCCGTACGGCGGCGTGAAGTCGTCGGGAATCGGGCGGGAAGGCGTGCGTTATGCGATCGAGGACATGACCGAAACACGGTTGATGGTGATTCGGGACGTCTGACGGGGCCGCGTGCCCTTCACTGTGACGATCGTTCGTGCAGGAACGATCAGCGGTTCGTTTCGGCCGGCTTCAAGTCGCCGATCAGCGTGGGGATCAGCTCGGACACCGTTGGGTGGATCGGCACGGCCCATTGCAAGGTGCCGATGGATGCCTTCGCGTTCATCATGTCGAGAATCCCGTGGATGGCTTCGTCACCGCCGGTGCCGAGAATCGCGGCACCGAGGATCTGTTTCGTTTCCGCGTCCGCGACAACCTTCATGAAGCCATGCGTCTCGCCCTTTTCCACGGCGCGCCCCACGCGCGTCATCGGGCGCCTCGACACCAGCAGCGGCCTGCCGCTGGCGCGCGCCTGGGTTTCCGTCATGCCCACCCGTCCCAGCGGCGGATCGACGTAGAGCGCATAACCCAGGATGCGATCGCTGACCTTGCGGTCGCCGCCATCGAGCAGGTTGGCGGCCACGATTTCGTAGTCGTTCCACGCCGTGTGCGTGAAGGCACCCTTGCCATTGCAGTCGCCCATGGCCCAGACGCCTTCGGCGCTTGTGGCGAGCCGGTCGTCCACCTTGATGTATCCGCGCTCGTCGACCGAGATGCCGGCCTCGTCCAGGCCCAGGTCGTCGGTGTTGGGGCGGCGTCCGACGGCAAGCAGCACGTGCGTGCCGACCACTTCCGGCGAGCCGTCCGTGCAATCCACACCCACGCTCACACCGTCGGGGTGCCTTGCCAGGCGGATACAGCATGCGTCGGTGCGTACTTCGATGCCCTCGCCTTCCAGGAAGGCACGGATCTCGGCAGAGACGTCCTCGTCTTCGCGCTGCACCAGACGCGGCCCCTGCTCCACCACCGTTACCTTCGCCCCGAAGCGGCGGTACATCTGCGCGAACTCCAGGCCTATGTAGCTGCCACCGACGACGACCAGATGCTCGGGCACCGACTCCAAGGGAATGATGGTGCTGTTGGTGAGGTAGTCCACCTCGTGAACGCCCGGGAAATCCGGCACGTTGGCGCGGCCGCCGACGTTGAGGAAAACCTGGGGTGCCTCGATCGTTTCGCCGTTCACCTCGAGCCGTCGCGGCGCGACAAAACGGGCGTGTCCGCGGATGAGCGTGAGCCCCGGCATGCCTGCCAGCCAGTCTTCGTTGCCTTTGCGTGAATCGAGGATCACCTTGCGAGCACGCGCGGCCACGGTCGGCATGTCGATCGACACCGGGCCCACGCCCACCCCGTATTCGGCGCCGCGGCGCGCAAGTTGCGCCGCATAGGCACTGGCGACGAGCGTCTTGGTGGGCTTGCACCCGGTATTGACGCACGTGCCGCCGACGAGGTGTCGTTAGACGATGGCGACGGTCTTGCCGGCGCCGGTAAGGCGGTTCGCGAGCGCGGGGCCTGCCTGCCCGGCACCGACGATGATGGCGTCGAACGAACGGGGCATGGCGGCTCTCCAGTGGGGGCGATCCACCGCCAGCCCTGCCGGGCGGCGGCGCGAAGCTGGTGACCCCGGCCCGATTCGAACGGGCGACCTTCCCCTTAGGAGGGGGCTTGCGCGCCGCGCTGGAATGCGGGTTCCGGGACGATGTGTGCTTGTGCTGTGCTAATCGTACCCGATCATGGCGCCGGCTCCGCGTCTACGAACGGTCTTCCAGGCCCTTCGGCTTCCGGGGAAGCGGACCCTCCCCCCGCCACGCCTTCCGCGCCGCAGCCAGAGCCTGCACGTCCGGCATGTGGTGGCTCAGGTATCGCTCGACGAAGTACCTCGCCTGTGCCTCGCTACCAGCGTAGCAATCCAGTTCGCGGTCGACCCACGGCATCACCGCGGATTTCCAGCGCCCGTCCTCGAACGCGGTCTGGGTGACATAGCCGACATTGACCCCGCCGACCTGGGCGAACCAGGCAGCACCCTCTACCGATGGCTTCTTCCAGTCGATTGCGAGGATGCTGTGCATGACCGGGGACAATACCCGGCCCGAATCTCAGAAATGTGGACGGTGTGCGGGTGCTGCGGGAGGTTTGCGCCGCAAGGTGCGGACGGCGCTAGACTTGCACGATGGACACCCGGGAAGAGGCCATCCTTGCCGCAGCCGATATCGCGCGGGAGGGTGAGGCGCTGTCACAGGCCGCGTTGCTCTGCGACTTCGACGAGGCGCGGTTCCGTGCCAGCCTGATTCTGGAGAAGGCGACCGATGCACGCCTCGATCGTGTGACGGCAGCCGCAGCGCATGCCCTCGAGCGGCTCGGCCCAGTTGGGGGCATTCCCCATTCCAACTACGGGCATGCTCTGATGCAGTTGGCGGCTGCGGTCGACGTGCTCTGGTTCGACCGGCGCTAAAGCTAGATCGGCTCCACCAGCTCGGGCCCCTTGTTCTTCGGGGAGCCGACCGCCCTCGGCACGGGGTGATACACCAAGTCCGCCTCCGGCACAGCGGCAAGCACGCCCTGCGCGTCCGCTGGCGACGCCTCGCACCAGACGGACCAAAGGTCGGGCGGCAAGATCACCGGCTGACGGTCGTGGATGTCGCCGGAGACCTTCCCAGGCTCACCGGTGATGACGGTGTAGGTGTGCACCCACTCGGCCTCGGGCGATTCGCGCCAACCCTCCCAGAGCCCGGCGAACATGAGCAGGTCGCCGGCGGGGTCGTGGATGAAGTACGGCTGCTTGTTCGGCGACTCGCCCTTCCACTCGAAGTACCCGCTGGCCGGCACCAGGCACCGGCGTTTCTTGAAGGCCTCGCGGAACGACGGCTTGGTGGCCACGGTGTCGGCGCGTGCGTTGATGGTCTTCGCGCCGAACTTCAGATCCTTCGACCAGTGCGGCACCAAGCCCCAACGGTAGGCGCGGACATGGTAGCCGCCCTCCCCGTGCACAATCACCGGCGCCCTCTGGGTCGGCGCGATGTTGTACTGGGGTTCCCGCTGGTTGATCTCGCTGATGATGTCCAGCTCCATCTGCTCCAGGGCTTCGCGCGCCTGGCGGGAGACGGAGACGGGTCCGAAGGTGGCGTAGCGGCCGCACATGAACACAGGATAGCGCCCTGCCGTGACGGCGAGGTCATGGGCTATTATCCGTTCAATGAACTACGCGACTTCAGGGACGAACGCGCCCGCACGACATCGGATCGGCTCCCTCGACGGCCTGCGCGGAATTTTTGCCGTGACCGTTATGGTGGGGCACTTTGCCCTTTTCCAAAGCCATTTCGCGTCAGACCTATTCAAGAACGTCGCGCTTTGCGTGCAGTTCTTTTTCATCCTGTCTGGGTTCGCGCTCTCCTATGGCTTCATGGAGAGGATGCGAAGTGGCACGGTGCCCTTCAGATCCTTCGCGTGGCAGCGACTCGTCCGCCTCTACCCAATGCACATCGTCTCGATGGCTGCGGCGTGGTTCTTCATGCCAGTGCTCATGCAAACGGTCTCGCCGTCCGGAACGCTAGCGACCGACACCATTCTCAACCTTTTCCTGCTGCAATGCGTCGGCATCGTCCAGAACTGGAGCTGGAACATCGCTAGCTGGTCGATATCGACCGAGTTCTGGGTCGGCCTCGTGATTCTACCCATCGCCTTCAAGATGCTTTCGGCGCGCATGTCGTTCGCGCTGTCGATCGCAGGCTACGCGCTTCTGCTCTTCACCCTCGGGACCGTCCGGACACAGTACAACCACGTGGTGCCTGGCCTCAGCTCAGCGGTCGTAAGCACAGCATCTGGCTTGCTTATGGGCACAGCACTATTTCGGTGGGCGCACTCTCTGGCCTTTCGACTGGGGTTGGGCGCATCGAGCCGCGTCGTCGTCGGCGTCATGGAAGCTTCCATGCTCGCAGCCGTGATCTACATCGCATCCCTGGCTGTCCATGGCAACATCGAGTTTTTCTGCATCGCCATGATGCCTTTCATCATCTTCAGCGTGGCAACATCGCAGAGCTGGTTTGCCAGTCTCCTCGGCTCGAAGCCACTACTTTGGCTTGGCCACGTCAGCTACTCGCTTTACCTTCTTCACATCCCCATCCTTGGGGCACTGACGAAGTTCGGCCTCAACGACATCGACAGCATGGCGGTTCGATTCGCCATCTTCGCCGCGGCTGTTGCGGGCTGCTCACAGCTGGCCTACCGATTCATCGAGATGCCGCTCTACGCCCGTTGGCGGGGACTTTTTCAACCATCGAGGGCAAAGGCCAGGGCGGCCGAAGCCGCCTGACCTGGCGAGCGAAGGAAATTAAGCCTCCTCCGCCGCTTCCTCATTCGCACGCCAATCATCCCCGACCAGCACCCACTGGCCTGGGTCGAGGAAGAAGTCATCTGCCTCGATGCGCGAAAGGTCGCCTGGCTCGTTTGCCTCGACGTAACCCCATGCCTTCAGGACGCCGGTTTCCGGGTCCCGGAATGATCGCTTCGTACCCATCAGCTGTCTCCGTTTGCGACGACATAGCCTCGCACCTCAGCAGAGAACCCCCCGCCCGCGGGGGTGATGCTCAACCGATAGTCGAACTTCTGACCCCCAAGGGGGATATCGGTCCAATTGATGGCTGTGATCGTGGAACCCGCTACTTGGATCGTCCCCGACACGACGTTCTGTCCCGAATGGGCAGATCCATTCCTCCGGACGAAGGCGTTAACGGTGGTGATCCCTCCGTTAACTGTGAGGTTCGCGATGAAGTTCGCGCGCAGGGCGTTGGGGGGGACGTACGCGGAGCAGTCGATGGCGGTCATGACCGTGGCCGTGCCGCCCGAAATGACCCGGTTGACGCTGTTGTCTACGAGATCGTAGACGATGGTATTGCCCTCGACGAGGCATGGCACCAGATTGCTCGCGGCATTCCATCGCAATGTGGTGGCGTAAGCCCACCGGGTAAACCCCGCCGGGAGAGCCGGGCCGGCCGTAGGCGCCGCGGTGCTCGCCGTCCATGCTCCCGCTCCCGTCGTCGGGTTATAGATGCGAAAGACGTTGATCCACGAGCCCGCTGCGAATGCCGCAGCCTGATCACGCCCATTGGCAGCCGGACCCGCCAAACCCAGGTCGAGCGTCGCAACGGCAACTGCCGTCTCGTTCGTCGCGGCGCCGGCTCCGTCAACGGACGTCACCAGATCGGCTGACAAGTCGATCTTGGTGAGTGGAGAACCCGCGTTTTGGTTCCCCCGAAGGCCTAACACGCGTCGGCTTGGTGACTTCGTGTCGAACTCGTCGCGCGTGATCGACCAGCGCCCCCAGTCGTTCGAACTCCCGCCGGCACCGGGCTGCTTGTTCGTGTTCGCACGCTTCGACAGGTACGCATTGCCTGCGTACTGGACGTAGGCGCCAAGCGGGTAGTCCTCCGTCTCCGACCATTCCGGCAAGCCGCGCTGCATGAAATAGCGAGTGGCGCGATCAATGCGGCGAAAAAGCCCATTCATCCACTCGACAGGCGGAAGGCCGCCGGTCTGCTCGAAAGTGATGCCCCAGCCACGCGCGATGTCGGGGAAATCCAGCACCTCGCCGGCAAGGGCGCCCTCCGCCGTGACCAGTTCGTCGGGGCGGTCGTAGATCGTCATAGGAACCTCGCAAATTTGCCGCTGTTGAAGCCGCGTGCGCCCGGCACACCGTAGAACCCGAAAGGCGCATCGTCGGCGGCAAGAACGAATCGAATTCGCACCCCGGCGGGGCGCGGGAGAATGTCGAGCTTGGTGATAGCGTAACGCTTGAAGTCGGTGAGGCCCTGCTCGCGGACCACAACGGTGAACGTCATGTCGTACTGGTCGTACGCCTCCGCCCGACCATCGAAGATGAAGCCGAGCGCTTCCTCGATGTCGGGCATCGTGCCCGTCATGTAGTTGCGGGTAACGCGGCACCGAATCAGGAAGCGGTAATCGTCATCGTTGAGCACGACCGAGTCCGCGATGGGATCGCCGAGGCGATACCACCTCCCTCCCCCGTCCCCGCCCAGGCTGAAGCCCTTCGCGCCCTCCGCGCCCTCGAAGCCGAAGAGGCCGCGCGGGGTGATGTCGGGCAGCACACGCGGCTGCCCGACGTGCTTGCCGACGAGGTCGAGGTTCACGCCGACGGCCTTGTCGATGTCGAGCACGCCGCGCAGGTCGGCGAGGCCATTCCAGGCATCCTTGAACGACGACGCCAGAAGGTCGGCCGTTGCCTTCGCCCGAGGCTTCCCCTGGTAGCTCATGGCGCGATCACCACCTCGATGTCTTCGGGAGCGAATCGCGCGAGGCTGCGGGCATCCACTTCGATGTTGTCCGTGCTCAGTTCGCCGCCTACCACCCCGATGAGTAGTTCCTGCACCCAGAACCCGGGCACCGTGTTTATCGGGGTGTAGAGGCGGCTCAGAAGCACGTCCTCACCGATGCCGAAATCGAGGGACGCAAGGGCCGCCTTGATACCGTCAACGTCTATGGCCGTGAAATTCACCGCACGCTTCACTGTCACCTTGGCCTGCGCAGAGACGATCTCTGGGTGATCGAAGCGTATGGGTCGCGTTCCAGTGCCAGCCGGAACATTCACCACCACCTTGCCGCGCATGGCGGTCCCGCCAGGCTTGTTCTGACGGATCACCGTCGCGATGGCCATATCATCGCCGCCATCCACCACCACGTTGATACCGTGGGCTGGGACGCCATCGGCATCCACCACGTCGGTGTCGTTCTCCAGGCACACGACCTGCCGCACGTCAGGCAACTCGGCGATCTTGGCCTCGATCGCTTCGGCGCTCGCCGTCGCCGGCCTGGAGCGGCTTCGGAAGAAGCGGCCACGGAGCTGCGGATCCTGCTCCTCTTCCGCACCAACCTCGGCCGCGCCGAGCGTCGTGGCTGCCTGCCACCCCAGAACGACCGTCTTGATGGCGAGCACGGTATCGGCGGGGACATCGAACGCCCCGAGGTCTTCGCTCCGGAAATCGGCACGTGCCGACCCGTCGGCGTTCAACGTTACGGCCGACACTGACCGCCAGCGTATGTTGTTGCCGTCGGCCACCAGCGATCCCGCCGGGATAATGGAGCCGGGCCTGCCGCTGAGGATCACGTCGCGGAGGTAGCTGTAGCTGGCCAGGCGGCGCCGAAGGCCAGCGTAGGCAGCGCGCTGCTCCAGCCACACGCCTTTGGCGTGGTCGGGGTCAAGCTGGTTGTAGATGTCCTCGCCAAGTTCCTCGAGGTCGGTCCGAATCTGCACAAGAAGGCCGATCATCTGGCCATCCGGACCGTCTGGGGCGACATCAATGTCGTTCCCGTAGATCCCGCGAAATCCGTCATCGAGCTTCGCTTTGATCGCGTCGAGCCGGTCGGCGACGTAGCCGGCCGCCGTTACTTGTCCCATGAGAAGGCTCCGGTCGTGGCGTCCGATTCGACGCCGTAGATGTCGATGATCGTGGCGTTGACGGAGAGCGTCCGCGTCACCGGGTCGATGCTCATGGCGAAGGCCGTGAGCTTGCTGACCCCGTCTGTCCGGAGGACCTGGGCCTTCACCGCGCGCTCGACACGCGCAAGGTCCGCCGGCCTCTCCATCAGCTCGAACCACGGAAGGCCGTGCTTCAGATCGAGAAACCAATCGCCCTCAAGCGAGCGGAGGCGCGTCACGACCCGCTGCGCAACGGATTCCGAGCGGTCGGCGTAGCTCGCCCTGCCCGCGCCGAACGTCCAGTCGCCGTTCGCGTCGATACGGCGCACCCTCATTTCTGTGGCTCCCCGGAAAGCGACGCGCCTGCCTGCACACCCGTGGTCAGGTGATGCTCCAGCCTGACACCGTCGGCCACGATGTCGCCCGTGCCGGTGATGCCGCCAACGTACTCGATGGGGCACTCGACGACGAGCTTGGTTCCCCTCATTCGGATTACGCCGGCGGCGTCAATCTTCACGAACGCGGACCCGTCCATCTTGCGTAGCGCTACGGCGCCGGCATCGAAACTTGGCACTACGTTCGGCTGGGACGATATCCCGACGTGCGCGGTCGCATCGGAAAGATCGTGGATGCGGTAGTCCAGCGGCGGCGACGGATTGCCGGAGGCCCACCACCCGTCGATACACCGGTCATTGAAGACGAGCTGGCATTCGTCGCCTTCGCTGACGGGGAAAGTCAGCACGAAGCCGCCACCACGCGGGAAGCTAACGGGAACGTCTTGTAGGACCGGGAGCGGCCGCGTCGTGCCGTCCGCCATCACCTGGTCGATCAGGGGCTGTACGGTCGCCGTCTGAGCGTCCGCGTCGAAACTGACGATAACCCCCGGCAGCGCAACGCGAAGACGTTTCGACGCCTCGTCCGCGAACGCAGCGGCCGCGCTACCCAGGTCGGCATTGTTCCATTCGTTATTCGCCATCGTGCTTCACCTTCTGGAAGGCCCCGCCGACGCAGGTCACCTTGCTGTACCAGTCGCTACCCTTGAGGTCGCCGCTGTATTCGATGGTTGTGACCTTGAACACACCGTTGTAGGCCGAGACGATGGACTCGACCTTCACCAGGCCGCCGATGCGCAGGTCCGGGTTGATGAGCGACGTCACCTGCAGCCCGTCGTCCGTGGCTTCGGGCGACCCGATCATGCCTGTGCTCTCCGACAGCACGACCGCCTCGTCCGACAGGACCTGTTTCGCTGGCACCATCACGAGCTGACCATCTTGGATCGACCAATCCGCCTCGTGGTTACCTGCAAGCGCCGTTAGGTGGTCGCGCGTGTTCCCCGAGAGAACCTTGCCGCGAGGCAGCGCCCGCTTCGCGGTGAATCCCGCCGCGCCGGCGGCCACGCCGGGCATCGTCTTTGCCAGCTCGGCAAACACCTGCTGATCCGTTGCCCCCGCTGCGAGTGATAGCGAGACGTGCGAGTTCTTGTAGGCCGAG